AAACAAAAAACCCCAGATTTTACTCTGGGGTTTTTCTTTATCATCAACTAGCCGCCTTTTCCACGACAGTTCGATATGGGGATAGATACTCTATCCAACTCTTGTGCTTTACCACATATGGCTTGTCACGCATAGCAAACATCATCTGATGCGGGTCAGGCTTGAATGGCTCACGAATAGGAACCATTTCCATACGGTCGGCCTTGTGTTCGTTACAGACCTTACATGCAGTCGCACAGTTATCCCATGAGGTCTTACCACCCATTGCTCTTGGACGAACGTGGTCGATGGTAAGCTCACTCTTATCGAATGTTTCCGAGCAATACTGACACTGATATAAGTCACGCAAGAAGATATTATCCTTGCTGTAACGAATAGCCTTCTTGAAGTTGAAGTATTCGGTTGTGATAATCAAAGCCGGGACCGGATAGGCCAGCTTCTGACTGTGAACAACCCAATCATCGTAGTGTGCAAGAACTTTTACACGCTCCAAGCAAATCAGTTTCATAGCTCTCTGCCATGTGATAACACTCAATGGCACAACCGAGATTGGCTCATAAGTGGCGTTTAGTACAAGTGTGTCTGTCATTTTTCTTCTTCTTATTTCTGCTCCTATAGGTATTTATAAAGGAGGTATATTATTATACCATAAACCGTTAGTAAGTCAATAAAAAAGATAAATATCATACAATGGCCGACCTAACTAAAAAACCTAATCTAAAAATGAAATACTCCCGCAAGGAAATGATGGAGTTCGCCAAATGTGCGGACCCAGACACCGGCTACGAGTATTATATGAGAAACTACTTTTGGATTCAGCACCCAACAAAGGGACAGTTGAAATACACACCTTTCGAATATCAAGAACGACTAATCCACACATATCACGAGAACCGATTCTCTATCGCGTTGATGCCACGGCAGACTGGCAAAGCTTTACCATTAGATACAAAAATACCAACACCAGATGGATGGTCTACGATGGGCGATATTTCTGTCGGTGATAAGGTGATTGGCAAGGATGGAAAACCAACAACAGTTGTTATGGCTACGGAAGTAATGCATAATCACGAATGTTATAATATTACGTTTGATAACAATCATAGTATTGTTGCCGATGCAGAACATTTATGGGAAGTCAATACAACTGACTGGCGAACTGGCAGTAAAGTAAAAACGACGAAGGAAATAGCCGAGCTTTTGGAAACCAAAAGGGAAGACAAAAACTACTATATAGAAATAAACGAAGCCGTGGATTACGAAGAGAAATCTCTTCCTATTGACCCTTATGTTTTGGGATTTTGGTTAGGGGATGGAGATTCGGCTGATGGTAGATTTACACAACATAAAGATGACATACAGAATGCCATATCTCTACTTGACCAATCTGGGTTTACTGTATCGACTATCCGTGAAAAGAATAATAGTTTCAGGGCCAATATAAATGGGTTATACAAGCTTCTCAGGGAAAACGAGTTACTAAACAATAAGCATATTCCAGAGTTATACACCAGAGGGTCAGTTCAACAGAGATTGTCGCTAATACAAGGACTAATGGATACTGATGGAAGCGTCGATAAGAGAAATGGTAGGTGTGAGTTTTATCAGAAAAAATATGAGATAGTGCAATCATTTTGTCAAATTTTGAGTAGTCTTGGTATAAAGTATCGCGTCTCCGAAAAAGAAATAAAGAACAACGTATACTATACTGTGGGGTTCTGCACGACCAAATATCAGGTCTTCAAATATGAGAGAAAATACAAATATCAGAAGCTTGCACAAAACCACCCTAAAAACTCAAGATTTTACATTGGGTCGGTTGAAAAAACCGATACTGTTCCCGTTCGATGTATTCAGGTGTCTAACGATGACCATATGTTCCTATGTTCTGAGCAGATGATTCCGACACATAACTCAACGAGCGCAGCAGGATACCTATTATGGTATGCGATGTTCATCCCAGATAGTATTATCCTAATCGCAGCCCACAAACAATCTGGTGCTTCCGAGATTATGCAGCGTGTTCGTTATGCTTACGAGACATGCCCAGACTTCATTCGAAGCGGTGTAGTCACATACAACAAAAACTCTATTGAGTTCGACAACGGCTCACGTATTGTGGCCCAAGCAACGACCGAAAACACAGGTCGTGGTATGTCTATTACACTACTATATTTGGACGAGTTTGCATTCGTTCGTAACACAATCGCCGAAGAGTTCTGGACTTCTATGCGTCCTACGTTGGCCACTGGTGGTAAGTGTATTATCACATCAACACCTAACTCGGACGAAGACCAGTTCGCCCAAGAATGGAAGAAAGCAAACAAGACCATTGATGAGTTCGGTAATGACACTGGTATTGGAACAAATGGTTTCAAATCGTTCCGTTCATATTGGCATGAACATCCAGAGCGTGACCAAAAGTGGGCCGCCGAAGAAGAACAGGCTATTGGCACAGAGCGGTGGCGCCGCGAACACGGTTGTTTGCACGGTAACGAAACAGTATCTGTTATGGATAATAATGGTAATATATTTGATATTTCAATCGCTGATATGTATAAAAAATTTAGAGATGATGATTTCCTTGATAAATAAGTATGAAACGATTTCAAGGAGAATATAATGAGTGCTATATACGAAACATCAAAAATTGACAATGAAAAATATTGTAAATCAAATGGGCAATTCACGAAACATCTTAAACAACATAGTTATACATATCAGTCCTATTATGAAGAATACATCACGGGTATTTCTCCAAAATGTAGATGTGGATTATCTTTAACATTTTATCAACATACACATACATATGCTAATAGTTGTGGTGCACCAAAATGTGTTGGGAAAAGTGTGTCGGAAACCAAACAAAACTGGACAGATGAGCAACGACACGCGGATTCTGAGAACAAATCCAATGCTGCATCAAAGAGAACACCCGAGCAAATCCAAGAACAAGTGGAAAAATCCAGAGAAACCTTCCGTGCAAAATATGGCACAGAATGGGCGACACAAAGCGACGAATTTAAGGATAAGGCCAAGAAGACCAAACTGGATAGATATGGCAATGAATACTATTCTAACTGGAAAGCATCGGCGGCGACCAATGGGGCCAAATCTTCTGACGAACAGAAAGAAATAAATGAAAAACGTCGCAAGACAAACATTGAAAAGTTCGGGGTGGATAATCCCTTTTTACTTCCAAACATTTCAAAAAAGTCTGGAAAAGGTAACTCTTCGGTAAAAGATTATGAACTCCCGAGCGGTAAAATTATTGGTATTCGAGGCTATGAAAATATGGTGATCGATGCTTTACTAGAAACATATACAGAAGATTCTATTAGTGTACATAACGATTATGAAGAATATGTAATAGAAGTCTTTCAATATAATTCATATGAAAAAAACCGAGTAAAGAAATATTATCCAGATATTTTTATTCCAGATGAAAATCGTATCATTGAAGTTAAATCAATGTGGTGGTGGAATGCCAATGGCCGTGATGGTTATGATGGTAGAATAGTAAACAATCTTCGTAAAAGGGAAGCAGTTATAAAACAAGGATATTCGTATGAGGTATGGCTCTTCACGACTAAAACCAATTATCAAATACTAAAAACGAAGGATGATTTTGAAAAATGGGTGATTTAGCTCCAAACATAAAAAACTATAAAGTATTGACGCCAGATGGTTATAAAGATTTTTCTGGGGTATCTTTTATGGGGGATAAGGCAGTATGGAAACTGACTTTTGAACAAGGTGTAATATTGGAATGCACGGAAGATCATAAATTATATCAAAACTTGATTGACTATAAAGAGGCAAAAGATTTTGATATAGGAGACATAGTATTAAGTTCAGAGGGACATCTTGCACTTATTACACGAGAATATATGGGCGTTCAGCCTGTGTTTGACCTTGTTGAAGTAGAAGATGGTCACAGATATTATGCCAACACCGTTTTAGCATCAAACTGCGAGTTCATTATTCACGAAGAAACTCTTATCAGTGGTCTAAAGCTAGTCGATATGGAAGGTATTGAGCCTTTAGAGAAACACGGACAGGTTCGTTGGTATAAGAAACCTACCAAGGGCAACCTATACGCAGTCGGCCTCGACCCATCCTTGGGCACGGGCGGCGACTATGCCGGTATTCAAATATTTGAGTTGCCGAGCATGGTTCAGATTGGCGAATGGATGCACAACAAAACAGACATAGCTGGTCAGGTGAAAATCCTACAAAGTATATGCGAATACCTATACGAAACCACAGGCACGGACAACGACATTTATTACTCGGTTGAAAACAACACGATTGGTGAGACAGCCCTATACAGCATTGCTGACATCGGCGAGGAAAACATCCGTGGTATATTCTTGTCTGAGCCTAAGAGAGCGGGCAATGTTCGGAAGTTCCGAAAGGGTTTCAACACCACAGAGAACTCGAAGATTTCAGCATGTGCAAAACTCAAGTCGCTAGTCGAATCAGACCGCATGACAATATGCAGCACAAACCTAATATCAGAGTTGAAGACATTCGTTGCGTGGGGCCGCAGCTTCAAGGCAAAAGAAGGCGACCATGACGACCTAGTTATGTCAACGATTCTAGTTATTCGCATGGCTTCGATAATCAAAGAGTATAATCCAGACGTTGAGAAGCGTTTGCGTGACCACAATGACAAACTGGTAATGCCATTGCCATTTATAATGATGACGTAAATCACTTTCAAGCATAAATACCTATATGAAAAACAAAGAATCTATTGCTGACGAACTATATAATAAGCTTTCAAAGTTTTCTGATTTACAGATGCTCAACGCCGAGGGTGAAATAACTGACACGATTGATGAAGCTGTTATTTTTCAAGTAAACTACGGCACCTCATACGATGAGAAAATCATCACTTTCAATATGTTCGACCCAGAAGTTCTTCAGGTTTTATACAGCAACCACGTAACAAACGATATGGTGAGTAAAGACCGCGAAAGATGGTATTCGTTTATTGACGAGATACGCGACTTCGCAATGACTAGAATGATGAAGTTCGAGGTAAAGAACTTTACGAAAGCTCGTTTCGATAAAAATGATTTTGATTTCATTCACAACAATAGCCAATATAGCACAAAAGACGCAACTATGGAGAGTAGAATGTATGGTTCCCGCAGAAGTTCTTACGCAGAACAAGCAAACACACGATTGATCGTTAGACACGACACACCGATTGACGAAGAAATAAAAGGTGCACGTTCACGAAACATCAAAAATATTTACATTGAGAACGCAGACGGCGAACGATTCCTTGTTCCCCGTAATCACATGCCAACGGCTCGTGCCCTTGCACGACACGTGGCAAACGAAGGTGCGATCAATGACGACATCGCAGAAGCAATTGTTGAAATGCACGACGAAATGAAAACGCTTAGTAAGTTCAATCGCAAGACAAAGAACACCGAGGGTATGATGGAAGGTGCTGATAAAGTTGTTGAAGCTGCCAAATGTCGTTACAAGAAAGTGAAAGAAACTCTTGAGTCACTTCAAAAACAAACTGGTTACTCAGCATTCGCAGAAAGCTTCGAAGGAATCTCGCAGCTTGACGAAGACGAAGATGCATTTGAGAGCCTACGCAGCACACTAACGAAACAGACATACAACGAAGAGTTTGATGATGTGCTTCCGTATCTAAACCGTGCAATCAGAGAGAAAGAAGAATCAGACCTAGCTGAAAAGAATAAACAGATTGAAGAAAAAGCCCATTGGGTTCTCGGTATGGAAAACATTCAGTTGAAGGGCGGACCAGAGCTTGACGAAACACTTCGTAGCAAAGTGGATGAAATGATTGAAGAATCACGTATGATGCAGTTCGAATCCGAAGATGCCAAAAAGAGTGCTATGAAAGAGACACAAAAGAATATCCTTGAGTTTTTTCAACAGGAAGTTCTTGAGAGAATGTCAGACACTTCTGTAACCGAAGGTCTAGACCTTGAAGAGAAGATTGACGAAGGCATGGCAAAACATATGTTCATGTTATGGAAGAACGGCAACGTTGGATATGACCATTCAGTGACTGAATCTGACCTAGACATGTTTGAAACGTGGGTCGGCGACCTTGGTGAAGGTTGGCAGACAGATGATGCGATTACTGCCGAAATGGAACGTGCATCTGAAGAAATGTCCGATTATGCGTATGAAGTAGGCAACACCCATATGGATTATGACTTCTTTATTCAGGCCGCTGAAATGATGGCAGAGGGCGATTACGATGCCGTTGAAGAACACATCATGTCAGCAGACACTGAGCCACGCGAAAAAGCCCTAGAGCTTATGTCAGAAGCCGGTATGCACATGGAAGAAATGGCCGCTCAATGGGTTCGTGACATGGAAACTAAAGAGCCAGAAATGGATGCTGAAAATGACATTGACCTTGGTGATGATGAAAACGACCCAGAGGCTGAGTTTGGTGCCGACTCCGAAGAAGATGACGGTATTGACGATATGAAAAAGTTGGCTGGTCTATAAAAATGGACGAACTAGAATACATGAAGCAACTGGCTGGCGTAGGTAAATACGCCGTGGATACCAGTCTGCCAGATTGCTTCACAAACGTAACTCCACGTAGCCTCAACGCCCGTAAGAACGCCGCTGAAGCCCAACGTGCCAAGATGGCAACTCAAGAAGCTGCCCCTCCACAAGTAAAACCTAAACAGAAACCAAGTAATACTTGGGGATGGTTGGGTAAAACTGTAGTATCCCGCAAATAACGTCCAAATAAAAAGTGGTTTTTTAGCCACTTTTTTTACGTTTTATATTGCATTGGATAAATACAATGCGTTATAATGGTTATATTGAATCGTTACGACGATATAGACTTCGGAATATTTAAAACCGGGGTCAAGGCATATTTACAAGGCATAATAGGCATAAATAGGAGGCATAAACATGGCACGTAAATCACTAGCGGAAATCCGCACTCAACTAAAACAAGAAGCAGCAAACGAGGGTAAATCAACCTTTGTAAATGACGGGGCTTCATATCCATTCTGGAACATCCCACTAAACTCAACAGCAGTAACTCGATTCCTACCGGACGGTAACGAAGAAAATACCGAAGGTTTCTGGGTCGAGAGACTTATGATCAACCTTGAGTTCACAGGTGTGAAAGGCGATCCGACTCGTAATGACCGTATCGTTCTAAAAGTTCCTTGTGTAGAAATGTATATGGACGGTTCTACTTGCCCAGTGCAAGCAGAAATCAAGCCATGGTATAAAGACCCAGCGATGGAAGAAGCAGCAAACAAGTATTGGAAGAAGCGTTCTTACCTTTACCAAGGTTTCGTTGTTGAACATCCCGGTTTTGTTGACCGCAACGGCAACCCAATCGAAGACAACACCCCAGAGAACCCAATCCGTAGATTTGTAATCAATCCCGGTTTGCACAAAGAGGTAAAGAAGATTCTTCTGGACCCTCAGTTGGATGCATGGCCAGACGATTACGAAGAAGGTTTGAACTTCAACATTCGTAAAGTTCAAGACGGTAAATGGGCATCTTATGATGATTCATTCTGGGACCGTAAGCCATCGGCATTGACTGATGAACAGCTTGCGGCTTTAGAAGAGCATGGGTTGAAAGACCTTCGCGACTTCTTGCCAAACAAACCTTCCGACACCGAACTAAAGGTGATCATGGAAATGTTCGAAGCATCAGTAGATGGTGAAGAATATGACCCTGAGAAGTGGGCAGCTTACTACCGTCCTTGGGGCGTAGAGAAGCCAGAAGGTATGACACCATCAACTCCGAAAAAAGAAGATGAGGCAACACCATCAGCTACGACAACAACAGAGAGTAAAGATGACGACAGCAATGAAGTGCCGTTTGATAACTCTACCAAAGTAGCTGACACATCTGACGACGATGACGCGGGACAAGGTAGCTCTTCTGACAGAGCCGCTGATATCCTTTCGAAAATCAGAAGCCGCAAAACTGCCTAAACTAACGTGGTTGTGACATTTAGGTAACCTCTTGGACCCTTACCTTGAGTCCAATAGTGATGCGAATGTAGGGATAGCATCACATCTTTTTTATCATGGAGAATATAATGGGAAAACCATTTGACGTATCAAAGTTTCGAAAAGACCTTACGAAAGCAATCCCGGCTCTAAGCTATGGGTTCAACGACCCAACGGATTGGATTTCCACAGGCAACTACCTACTAAACTATCTTATCAGTGGAGACTTCAACAAAGGTATTCCACTCGGTAAAGTTACCATTCTTGGTGGCGAATCTGGTGCCGGTAAATCCTTTATCGCCGCTGGTAACCTAGTCAAGAATGCACAAGAGCAAGGCATCTATGTTGTTCTTATTGACAGTGAAAACGCACTTGACGAATCATGGCTTCATGCACTCGGTGTAAACACCAGCGAAGACGCAATGCTAAAACTGTCAATGAGCATGGTTGATGAGGTCGGTAAAACAATCTCGACATTCATGAAAGACTACAAAGACATGAAAGAAGAAGAACGACCAAAAGTTCTGTTCATTGTTGACTCTCTCGGTGCATTGCTAACCCCAACCGAAGTGAACCAGTTCGAAGCTGGTGACATGAAAGGTGACATGGGACGTAAAGCTAAACAGTTGAAGGCACTCGTTATGAACTGCGTCAATATGTTTGGTAACTACAACGTTGGTCTTGTAGCAACTAACCACACATATCAGTCACAAGATATGTTTGACCCAGACGACAAAATCTCTGGTGGTTCTGGCCCAATCTATGCAGCATCTATCGTTATTGCAATGAAGAAGCTCAAGTTGAAGATTGACGCCGATGGCAACAAATCAACAAAGGTCCATGGTATTCGTGCCAAGTGCAAAATCATGAAAACACGATACAACAAACCTTTCGAAGAAGCTGAAATCCACATTCCGTGGGAAGAAGGCATGGACCCATATTCTGGTATGATTGACATGTTTGAGGGTAAAGGTATTCTTGTAAAGCAAGGCAACCGTCTCAGATATGAAACGAAAACTGGTGAGGAAATCATTGAGTTCAGAAAGAACTGGTCAGGCGAGAAACTAGAAATCGTTATGAATGAGTTCATGGATAGACTCGAAGAAGCTCCACAGGAAATCGAAGAAATCGTTTCAGAAGAAGTAGTCGCAGAAGAAGTTGAGTAAAAAATGGATACAGACCTATTAGAACTATTCTGGGAAACCGTAAAAGAATACGTCCCTGTCAAAGACCGACAGACAGCCGCTGACCACGTTGTTGGTGAGTTGGTTGACTTCGGCCTTGACGACGAAGGTGCAAACATGTTGAAGTCATTAGACACGTATATGAGACATGCTATTCTTGAGCATTTTCCAGAAGACGACGACCAAGACGACGATGGATGGGAAGAATAATGCGTTGGTATGGCCGTGTTTCAAAAGACCTTGCCGAGATTCCAGCTTTCATAAGATACTATGAAAACGAACTCACTGAGGCAAAAAAAGACATAAGTGCGGTAGGTAACGTTGAGAAAAACTCACGAGACTTACCCGCCATTACCGAAGTAAGATTTAGCCAGCTTCAAGAAGTTGAGGCTGTGCTAAACCTTCTCAACATCGAAATGCGTAAGATACGCAGAGGCGAATATATCAAATACGAACGATACCAAAAAGCATTGTCTGCACGAGAGATTGAAAAATATGTGGATGGTGAAGATGATGTAGTCGATATGGATTTAGTCATAAACGAAGTGGCACTAATCAGAAACAGATTCCTTGGTGTCATGAAATCTCTCGAAACCAAAAACTTCATGCTCGGTCACATTGCACGACTACGAACCGCTGGCATGGAAAACACAGAGGTCTAATATAAAATAACCTCTTGACACTCACTACAATATACTATAGTGTCATTTTGTAAGTTGATTCAAACAGGAGGTTTTTATGCGTAAACCATATGATAGCCCCAAAAGAACAGTTCTGGTGGAGAATGAAATCATGACTGAACCTATTTGCAAAACATATGCCAATGGCGACAAATATTGGTATTTGAATGGCAAACTCCACCGCACTGATGGACCCGCTCTTGAACTTATAAATGGCGACAAATCTTGGTGTTTGAATGGCAAACTTCACCGCACTGATGGCCCTGCTGTTGAAGATGCAGATGGCGACAAACATTGGTATTTGAAGGGCAATCGCCATCGAACTGATGGCCCTGCTGTTGAAGATGCAGATGGCGACAAACATTGGTATTTGAATGGCAAACGTCACCGCACTGATGGCCCTGCTGTTGAA